TCACCCTCTATCGCTTTCGTATTCTGCACAGAACAGGATGCAATCGACAATGATAACAAAATTGGTACTATGTAATCCATTAGAATTTAAAGTCCCCAACAGGCACAACTAATTGTGTTAATGAACCGTCAGCGGCGGTAACAGTTAATGTGATTGTTTCTGCTGTTTCATCTTTTACCCACGCAACAGTTGAACCATCAGGTAAAGTTGCAGTACCACTCAATGGGCACTCTACTGCGGTTGTGTCTGTATCTTCAGTACAATTCGTGCCGAACATATTATCAACCATCTGTTTAGATAAGTTTGCAAATATACGACTCTCAACATTCGTTACAAACTTTGAAAGTGTTGTGTTATTAGCATCTCTAGCCGCTTTAGCAGCTGCTGAGATTAAGTCGTCTTTTACTGACTCCCTTCTGTTGTATTGAAGTTGTTCTATTGATAGTACATGACTAGAATACCCTACTCCACTAAACGCAGGATTACTAAAATCAAAAGTCAAACCACTCGGTATTGCTGAGGTACTAAACCCTATCAATAAAAGCATTTGTAATAATGTTTTCATACTACTATTTATAACAATTTTAGACACAAAAAAAGGGGACCGAAGCCCCCTTTCTTATAATGAAATGATTACTTTTTAGACCAAAGTGACCATAAGATTGCGATTGTAACTAATCCGACTAAACCTTCTGAGCCTAGACTTGCTACGATACTAGAGATGTTACTAATAACACCTAACGATAGAAATGGTACATTTGCACCAAAGACTACTTCTAATGCTACTGATAAACCAATTAGTTGTACAGCAACTGTCGTTATATTACCTATTGTATCCGTTATATTTTTCCACATAAATTTTTCTCCTTTTATGTTATATTGTTTTTGATATCTCAAACTTCATTCATAATAAGTGTTAATATTTAGACAAAAAAAGGGTTAGAACACAAGATTCTAACCCTTTAGTAGTGAAAACAGGTGGAGAGTTTACTCGTCCTCTTCCGCTAACTTACTGAAATAACTCAAAGTTTCGTCTGAATCATCATCAGCAGTAGTCGCCGAAACAGGTGTCGGGGAACTTACTGTTTCTTCTACAACTGACTCTACTTTAGGTGTTGCAGGTGGGATTGCAACATCTTCAGCGGTGCCAGTATTCCTAACGCCAGAAAGAACTTTGTCAAGCTTTGCTTTTAATTCATCATATGATTTAAAGTTCTCTGCCGAAAGAAATGGCTTCAATGGAAATTGTTTATTCCATATTTCTTCTATTGCCTCGTCATTTGGCGCAATCGCAGACGGGCTATCAAATTCAGATTTGTCATAATTCCAGTAACCATCAACTTTTCTAATTTTAAGTTTAAAGTTTGCGCCTTCCCAAAAGTCAAATGGGTTGATAGGTGTTTCATCTTCAAACTCAGGCTTCATCGCTTCAGTAATCTTATCAAAGATTTTCTTACCGAACTTATATAGTTTTACTTGACCTTCGTTTTCAGGATGTTTAGGGTCACTAATAATCATAATGTTTGCAGTATAAGAAAGTTTACGCTTTCTCTTTCTTGCAATGTCTTTATCTGCCTCAACGCCAGAATTCCATAACAAACTGTTTGCCTCACTAATCGGACATTTCTGATTAAGAGTTGTCAAACTGTTTTCAATCAACCAGCCACCTGGTCCTTGAAATGCATGTGACCATAGTCTTGCCCATGGTAAATCTTCATCTTGTACTGCTGGTAGAAAACGAAAAACAGCATACCCATTACCAGACTTATCGAGTTCTGGTTTCCAGAATCTATCGTCTTGATATGAGTTTGTTTGTCTTTGTGGTTCTGCTACTTTTGATAGTTCACCCATTAGGGTGTCTAAGTTGTTTGAGCGTTTTAACGCTGATAGACTTGATGTCATATTTTTTCTCCGTATGATTGTATTTGTATTATTATTGTATCGTTCTGTGCTGTATGTATCGCACCTTTATATTTATAACAAAATATATGCATAGTTTTTCGTGCATATGATTATATTATACACTAAAGTCTTTCGTTTGTCAAGCGTTTAGTCCTAAATAAATGCCAAAAGTAAATGGCATCATGCAAATAATTAGGACTATTAATACTATTCTAAGCATTATTATTCTACTTCTGGTTTTATTAAATCACAATTATATGATAAAGTTCGTCTTGCCTCATCTGTGCCATTAAATGGATAAACGCCATGTAGCATAGTGTAAGGAAATACTATGAAGTCGCCTGGCTCTAAATCTTTTCTCCAGTTTGATATACCGATTGGGTCTTGATTACCACCGGTTAGTTCTAACCATCCGTTTGAAGGATCCTCTGGATTTGTAATTTCTTTACCATAAGTATCAGGTCTTTTTAACATCAATACAGAAGATAAACCTAAGTCGGTTTGTGGACTTGCATGAGTATGAAAAGGGTTGTATTCACCAGCCTTCATTTCATTTATCCACACATGTTGTAACTTAACATTCCACCAAGGTTTTGAAACTGATTTCATATATTGCTGAAAACAACCAGTAAAAAGAACTTTCATATCATCAGTTATTAAACTATTAACTAGGTTTTCTTCTTCAATCTTACCAACAAGATTTTTATTCCATGGTTGTAAGTCTTTTACTTGTTCGTCATAAGCTTGATTAATCGCATCTATCACTACCATAGGCAGTTTAAAGTGTAGAATCATACTACCCAACATGTAAGGCATCATTGTTACTTCATGTTCTGTTTCTTTCATTTCTTTTTCCTTTTTCTAATTAAATCACAATTATAAGACATTGTTCGCCTTACTTCATCTGTACTATTGAAAGGATATACAGTATGTAATAGAGTATATGGAAATACATAAAACTCACCTACTTGTGCATCTACTCGTGTTTGTGAAATAGAGAGTGGCGATTGGTCGCCGCCAGAGAACTCTAGCCATCCGTTTGCAGGTTTTTCTTCTCTTGATGCTTCTACACCATACCAGTCAGGTCGTTTTAACATTAGTACAGATGATAATCCCATATCGCTACCAATACTTGTATGATAATGTGTAGGGTTATATTCGCCTGATTTCATTTCATTTATCCAACAAGGACCTGGAACACAATTCCACTTTACTTCATTACGAATTGCCATATATTTTTCAAAACAAGTTTGAAAAGTTTGTTTCATTTCTTCGGTTAATATAGTATTAACTCTTTTTTCATCTGCAATTTTACCAGCGAGTTGTGTGTTATATGATGGCATTTGCCCATTGTGTTTATCGTATGCCTTATTAATATCATCTATCAAAGTCGCAGGCAAATCAAATTTAAGTATCATTGTACCTAAATAAAATTGACTCATTTTTATTTCCATTCTTCTTCCTTCAACTTAGAATTTACTTCAATTACTTTTTGTAATATCTCACTATCTGTATAGTGTAGAAATGCTAATGTATCTTTCGGAAAACATTCTCCGCCGAAACCAAGACTACCTTCATCATTTGGGGCAGTCATATGTGAAGGTCCAATGTTCTCAAATTTAGCAAGAATATCAATCACTCTCTGGTGTTTTCCTAATCTCTTAGGTTGTATTAGATTTTTGTCGGTTGTGATGTTTAACAATTCATGAAAGAAGGCAACTTTAGTTGCTAACCAAGAATTATGAACATACTTAACCATACTTGCCGTATGTCTATCAGTTTCAATAAATTCTACATTAATACTTGATAATACATTTTTCCACATTGTGGTGTTATCTGGTGTGCCGCCAAGAATACAAACTTTTTGATTATCGAAATCTTCTTCTGCTGTTTTAGCTCTCAAGAATTCTGGATTGTATACTACATTATCTGCATATGATTCTGCTATATCTGGTAGAACTGTACTTTTAAGAAGAACTGGTGTGTCGCCTAGTTCTTCAAGTACTTCTCTTACTATACTGTCATCACATAAGCCATCAACTGTAGGTGTTGGAACTGCTACCACAGCACCTAAGTCATTCATGTGAATGTAATCACTAATCTTATTGTCGTTGTATTTTGGGTCAATACGAACAACTGCATAACCAAATTCTTCTAGTGCCTTTGCTGTTGTTTCACCTACATACCCACAACCCACAACTAACATTGTTATTCGTTTTCTAATTTCCATTAGTTCAAATGAACTCTCACTCTTAACTGGCGTTTTCTTATTAAATAATCCTTTAAAATAATCTTTAACTGTTTTTTTACTCATCTCCAATTCTCCTTTACCCATTTATCATTCACTTCATGGGGTTTGGGAGTCCCATGAAAAACTATTATTTTTGAATCCATATCATATCCATAAGTGTAACTTTGTAACCAATCAGAAGGATAGTAAATTATATTTATATCGCTTTCTTTTAGTTGGGTTGTCGTCCACTCTTGGTCGCCTCTATAGACAACAGGCGGAAAAGAATTTAAATCATGATACAAGTTTTTCTTTCCATTCAACACAGGGTCAAAATATTCTTCTACTGTAAATCTTGTTTCTAATGCTTCAAACCAGTTATCAACAATGTAAGAATGTTCACCTGCATTAAATCTCATACAAGAAGCATTTATACAATCTACAGACCAATCTTTGATACTAACAAACTCAGCTTCTGGTTCATACAAAAACAAATCATCTATTGAATTATTAATCACCACATCTAAATCAAGAAAAAGAATCTGTCCTTCTATATCATGTAGTTTCTTTTCAAATAGTTCAAACTTTGTATAGCTATGTTTTAATTCTTTTCTTAACAGCGGCCTAGTTTCAATTAATGGGTGTAATCCAGTAGGGTCGTCTGTCAAACATATAAACCTATGTGTTAGAGTTAAATGCCTTTCAACCATATTATATAATCGGTTGACATAATCGGCAGAGAATTTACTACCCCACTTTACACATAATACATTTTTCAAATCTGCCATTATATATCTTTTAGTTTGTTTCTTAATGTCATTTTATATTTCGTGCTGTTAAATTTCATAAACGGCTTGTATCTTTCCATTCTGTCGTGCATCTTCGGCCACAATACTGTTTCTGATATATCTTTGTCTAGTCGTTTTGCAAATGAAAGTATATCTTCTAGTATCACAAATGTTTCAACACATATCTTTTTAGATAAAACCATCTTTAGTATCGGTGGGTGTTGCCCGTCATGTGATGTGAATATATCATCAAAACTCATTTTGTTTGCAGTCATTCTTTCTATCATATAGTCAATGTCTTGTTCATAATAATAGTGTAGTGATTCTATTCTTTTAGACCACTCTTTATAACTTTCGTCACCAGTTGAGCCAATAATATCGCCAACCCATAGATTAGTATTATTGACAAAGTTACTAACAAAATAATCGACCACAGTAGTGCTGTTATAAGCCCTAGAAAGTTTGTGAAAAAAATATCTGTCCCTTCTTTTAGTGAAGGTTTCCAATCTTGCAGTTGTTCGTCCGCCGTGTCTATGAAAGTCGTAACTTCGGTTCTTGCTTGTGAAATGTAATTTGATT